TGCCATCTCCGGGAGCAACTGGATTTCAACCTATTTCATTTACTCCTATTACTCCAGCAGGTCCTATTCCTGTTTTGGGTCCTACTGGTGGATTTGCTGTAGGAACTACCGGTTTCGAAGTGCCTCAAACTGGATTAATCAAGGTGCATCAAGGAGAAAATGTAGATATTGCGCCACGTTATGATAGTGAACAAAAAAAAGATCGTCAATCCATAGAAATATATAACCTTATAACTCCGGAAGCGGTTGCAAGCTCTTTGCGGAGTAAAGAAGGCGAAAATGTTATAGTAAATATTATAGATAGAAATTCTTTAAGGAATGGTCCATTAAGGGATACGTTTAGGAGATAAAAAATGTCTGATTTTGAACTTGCTAGAGAAAGTTGCGAAGAAAGATATGATTATAATGTTTTGATTTCTGAATATGAAAATGGTGCAGAGCAAAGACGCTTAAAAAACTCTAGCTATCCTTTAGCTGGATTTAAAATAAAGACTCCTTTTTTGGTACAATCTGGATTGTTGAATTATAAAAACTTTTTTATATCTAAATTTGGAGCATTAAATAGCTTTACCTTTACAAGTCCATTTGATAATATTGAATATATAGTAAGGTTTGAACCTGAAAGCTTTAGGACTATTTTTACAAGAGGACTATTTCAATCTTCATTCGATTTTAGGATATTACCATGAGACAAGTAGATGCAACCTTTTTAGAAGAAAAAAACAAAGAAACAAATCAGCCTTTAAGATTATTTACAGTGCATGATTATGATGATTTAGGAACTGATTTAAATTTTGCAGATGCAAAAGAGTCAGTGATTTATGACGGTACTACATATACGTCATTCAGTGTTAGATTTGAGAGAATAAGTGAAAATGTTAGAGGAGAAATAGATACGGTAAAGATAGGAATGGCAAATGTTTCTAGACTTATCGAGTCCTATTTGCAAGAATATAATTGGAGTGAAAAAAAAGTTAGTATTATAACTTTGTTTGCCAATGAATTAGGGGATATAGATGCAAACATAGAAGATATGTTTTATATAGATAGTTATTCAACTACGCAAAACGATGTAGAATTTATGCTTACAAGCAAATTAAATGTTTTAGGTATAGAAATTCCACTAGGAACATATACGCGGAATAGTTGCCAATGGATTTTTAAAGATGTTAGCTGTGCTTACTCAGGAACTGAAACTATTTGTGATTATACGCTAAATAGATGCCGTGAACTTCAAAACTCGGAAAGATTTGGAGCATTTCCATCAATACCATCAAAAGGAATTATTATAACTTGATAGAACGAAAGATTTTAGAAAAATATTTAGAAATACCATATAAACATATGGGACGTGATGAATCCGGAATTGATTGTTGGGGTTTAATATTAATGTTTTACAAAGATGTTTATAGAGTTAAGCTCTGGGACATAGAAGAGTCTTATGACATTGATTGGAGTTTTAAAAATAAAAATCATTTTATAGAAAATTACCATAAAGAATGGATAATATCTGGAACTCCTAAAAAGTTTGATGTTGTTTTGTTTAAGACAAAAGGAAAAATTGTGAATCACGGAGGAATTTATTTAGGAGAAGGAAAGTTTTTACACGCTAGTAAGGCGTCCATAGGAATAACAAGATTTTCAGAGAATAAAAATTATTGGAAGAAAAATATTGAAAATTTTTATAGATTAAGGATTTTATGTCATGATTAAAATAAAATATATTCAAAATAGGCTTGAAAAGGAAGGTAGAAAAGAAGAAGAATTATATTTTAATAGATATTTTGTTTTAATAGAATATCTTCAATTAAGTTCTTTTTGTTATAAAGATCATGATATTGTTGTAAATGGTAAGAAAATTGATAACTTAGAAATATTTATCAATGATGAAGATGAAATAATAATTACCCCAAAAATAGAATTTGCTGGAATTGGATCTTTGTTAAAAGTTGGCGCAACAATGATGAAATTTTTAACTATTGTTGACATTGCTATTACTGCATATTCTATTTACTCTGCTATTGCTTCTAGACCTAAAAAACCTAGCTTCGGAACTTCTTCTTTTGGGATCGATGAAGGAAGTCCAACTTATGGATGGGATGGAATTAAAACCCAACATGACTTAAATATTGCAAAGCAAATAGTTTATGGAAGGCACAAGGTTGGCGGAAATGTTATAAATTCTTTTATTAGAAATGATGGAAACAAAAACTTTCTTAATCTGTTAATTGCACTTGGAGAAGGAGAAATAAATCAAATATCAGAAATAAAAATAAATGGGAATCCAATTGAAAATTATGACGGCATTACAACAGCTTTTCGATCAGGAACTAATAGTCAATCTATAATTCCAAATTTTAATGATTTAAGAAGTTTAAATGATGTAAATGTTGAACTTTTGAAAAATGATTCACATACATATACTACTATAGATAATGATGTCAAAGCTTTTGAGTTACTTTTTAATCTTGTTGGAGGTCTGTATCAACAAGGAACTAGCGGAAATATAGAGCAATGGACGGTTACATATAAGGTAGAATATAAACTAACCACTTCTGGGACGTGGATTGATCTTGGAGAAACTGATATTATAGATAAAAATAGATCAACAGTAAGAAGAACTTTTAGACAAGCAGGTCTTGCTGCTGGAAAATACGACATAAGAGTTACTAAAACAAGCGAAGATAGTAGTTTAGACCCAATAAAACAAGGGGATTTAACGTGGACAAAAGTAGATGAAATTAAAACAGATGATTTAGTTTACCCAAATACAGCATTATTAGGTATTGAAGCACTTGCCTCTGAACAATTAAGCGGATCTATTCCAAATGTAACTATGATTGAAGAGGGACTAAAGGTAGAGGCGCCAAGAATAACAGAAATAAATTTATATGCCAATACAGTTGCGCAATATAAAATGAATGATAGCGCTGCCAATACTACAGTTCTTGATAGTGTAAACGGATATAATGGAGCATCACAACAAAATACGGAAAATATTTCTGTTCCGGGTAAAATAAACGAGGCTTTATCTTTTAATGGAACAAGTGATAGAATTAGCGTTCCTTATAATTCTGCTTTTAATGTAAATGAATATACTGTATGCTTTTGGGTTAAAATTGATGACATTGGTTCTACTAGAGGAGTTATAACTACTAGACCTAGTGTAATTAGTAGTGAAACTTTAGATATAGAAATTGAATCAACTGGAATAAAAGCAAAAATAGGTAATGGAACTGCATGGCTAGATACTTCCGCAAACTATGATATGACCGTTTCAACCGGAACTTGGTATCATGTATGTTTATCTGTTTTTCAAAATGGATATGAATATTTTGTAAATGGTCAACAAGCCACTGTTGGATTTTTTGCAGGCACTCCTTTGTTTATTGATCCTGCACAACCAGTTTTTTGGATAGGTGCAACACGATTAGGTATTCCAATATATTATATGGATGGAATATTAGATGATTTTATAATTTTAGACAGACGAATTACAGAAGCAGAGTCGGAGGCTTTGTATAATAATGGAAACGGAACAGAAGAATTATTCTTGAATCCAGTTAATTGGGAAGATTATTATTGGGATTCATCTACAAGTCAATATAAAAAATTTATTGATGATTCTATAGTTTTTTGGGATGGAACGACTTACTCAAATCAATGGAACGGTAATCCTATATGGTGCATGAAAGATTTAATGATAAATACTAGATATGGAATAGGATCATATATAGATACATTTAATATAGATGATGAGTTTTGGCTAGAATCAAGCCGCTATTGCGAAGAAAAAGTTGATGATGGCAACGGTGGCTATGAAAAAAGATTTGAGCTTCACGTTATTATAGATAGTAAAACAAAAGCACTTGATGTAATAAATCAACTTGCTATGTCTTTTCGTGGAATGCCTTTTTATTCAGAAGGAACAATAAAAATTAAAATAAATAAACCTGAACTTCCTGTTCAATTGTTTACTATGGGAAATATAATTAAAAATAGTTTTCAGCAAAATTGGAAGTCAACACTTGACATTCCAACTGTGGTAGAAATTCAATTTTTAGATAGAGATAATGAATACGAGCAAGACACCGTATCCTTTGTAGATCAAGAAGAAATAAAGCTTGGAAAACCAATTAGAAAACAAGCTATGCGTATATTTACAACTAAAAAATCTCATGCTGTAAGAGAAGCAAGATATATGTTGAAATATTTAAAGTTTTTAAAAAGATCTGTAACTTTTAATGCAGGGATAGATTCTATAATATGTCAAGCTGGAGATGTTGTTTCCGTTTCTCATGATGTGCCACAATGGGGGTTTTCTGGAAGAGTTAAGGCAGGGACGTCAACAAGTGTAACTATAGATCAATCTGTAATAATAGAAGCTTCAAAGACTTATAGTGTTTTAGTGCAGCATAATGACGATACTTTTGAAGAAAAAACAGTAACAAATATACCCGGAGCAACAGATGTTTTGATAATATCTGGATTTTTTTCAATAACTCCACAATCTTATGGAAAATATGCTTTTGGAGAAACTAATAAAATAAAAAAAGATTTTCGTGTTTTATCTATGGAAAAAGATGATAGGGATGAGGTATCATTTACTTTATTGGAGTATGATGAGAATGTGTACGACGATAGCACGATTGTAATACCAGAAGATAACTATTCTTCTCTTGATAGAAGTATTCCTATCGTACAGGATTTAGTTTTGAGTGAACGAGTTGTAGTTCTAGAGGACGGAACGGTTGAAAACGCGATTGATGTTTGGTTTGTAAAGCCTTTTCAAAAAAACTTTATAAAGGTCTACAAATATGCAAAAATATACTTCTCAGAAGATAACGAAACTTGGATACTACAAGGGGAGTCTTCTGGAAATGAATTTACTATACAAGGGAATCTCGTTGAGGGTAAGACTTATTATGTTAAAGTTGTTTCTGTTACAGAAAA